GCGCTACGCCGTGAGATCGGTAAAGACATAAAGAAAGCGGCGGAGCCAATGCTCGCCGCTATCCGTGAACTATCCCCCGAGACCGCTCCGCTCTCTGGTATGGACCACTTAAAGCGGACCGGCTGGAAACGCGGACAAGATAAAAACATCGTTCTAAAAGTAGACACTCGAAACGCGAGAAAAAGAAACGCCGCCACCGGCGCCGTATACGAAACCGTCGGAACGGTCAAGATCATCGCCAAGGGCGGACCGCTCATTATGGCAGATATGGCCGGACGTGCTGGAGGAATGAAAAGTAAAAACGCGTTTCGAGCCCGACCTAATTTCCATACCGCGTTAGACGGAGCGATCGGTCGCGGAGCGTCCCGTTTTATGTGGGCTGGCGCGGAAAATTCCATAGACCTATTCCAAAAAGAATTAGAGCCGATCGTCGCGCGAGTCATGGCCGAAGTCGGACGTAACATCGTGGAGGTAAAGCGATGAGTATCTCCGTCCCAATTATTAGCGAATGGAACCCTAAAGGGTTAGATAAAGCGATCGCAGACTTTAAAAGTTTGGAGGGCGCCGGCGCTAAAGCCCAATTCGCTATTAAAAAAGCGGCCGTCCCCGCCGCCGCCGCTCTTGTCGCCGTAGCCGCCGGACTTGTCTCCGCGACTAAAGCCGCCGTAGAGGACGCCGCCGCGCAAGAGTTACTAGCCGGATCGTTACGAAACTCCACCGGCGCGACCGATAGTCAGATCGCCGCCGTAGAGAAATTTATCTCTCAAACTTCCGTAGCGGCCGCCGTCGCCGACGACGAACTCCGTCCCGCTCTGGACTCTCTAGTTAGAGGCACCGGAGACATAACCGAGGCCCAAGATCTTTTAGGTATCGCGCTCAATGTTTCCGCGGGAACCGGTAAAGACCTCGGCGCGGTTTCGGACGCGCTCTCCAAAGCGTTTAACGGGCAACTCGGACCGCTCAAAAAACTAGATCCGGCGCTCACGAAACTAATCGCCGACGGCGCGTCCACCGATGAGGTAATGGCCGCACTATCGGAAACGTTCGCCGGTCAAGCGTCCAACGCCGCGAACACCGCTCAAGGAAAATTTAAGAATTTCGGGATCCAGATGGGCGAGGCTAAAGAGTCAATAGGAGCCGCCGTCCTCCCGCTGGTTAATAAAATGCTCCCGGCTCTAACGAAGTTGGCGACGTTCGTTCAGAAAAACACCGGGCTAATCATTGCGATCGTCGCGGTCGTCGGAACTCTTGCCGCCGCGATCATCGCCGCTAATGTCGCGCTCGGTATCTATAACACGATCCAAGCGGTTACCGCGATACTTAACGGAGGCCTCGCCGCGTCTAACGGCGCCGTGGTCGCCTCAGAGGTTGCGGTCACCGCCGCCACTACCGCCGCGACCGCGTCATTTTCGGCGTTATGGGTAGCGACCGGAGCGGTCGTCATTCTTGCGATCATCGCGGCCCTAGTCGCGCTCCAAGTCAAATTTGATATTTTCGGAAAAGTCATTGACGGACTTAAAGCCGGCTTTAACATATTTTGGGATTTCATTAAAACCGTTTTCGGTTGGATCTCTAATAATTGGCCGCTCTTGCTTGCGATCATTACCGGACCGTTCGGACTTGCGATCTACGGGATAATCAAATTTAAGGACGGCATTATCGGAGTCCTCCAAGGCGTTAAGGATTTCGCGGTAACTATTTTTGATGGGATCGTCGGGGCGTTTAAGGGAGTCCTAAACGGGATCCTCTCCGCGCTCGAGGCTGGAATTAACTTTGTCATTGGTGGACTAAATAAAGCCCTAGACGGAATAGACTCCGCCGCCGGCCCGTTTGTGAATTTCGGCGAGATCCCGAAAGTTAAGATCCCGCGTCTAAGCGAGGGCGGGATCGTCACGTCCCCAACTCTTGCCATGATCGGCGAGGGCGGCGAGTCCGAGGCCGTGATCCCATTATCAAAACTAGGTAACCTTGGCGGCGGTATCACGATCAACGTCTCCGGCGCGCTGGACCCGTCCGCGGTCGCCCGGCAGATTAGACAACTATTGACACAAGACGCCGCAAGGCTCGGACTCGTTAATCCGATATGACGAACCCGGTCGGCATTTATATAACTAAACCCGGCGGAGGCGCTCCGTTAGCGGTTCACGTTGGCGCGCTCGAGGGCGTCACGATTAACTACGGGAGACCCGACGTCACTTCTCAACCCAATGCCTCTACCGCGAGCGTCACAATTCTAAAAGACTCTACGCTCGGAAACTTTGACGACGACCTCTCCTATTTTGACTTAGGAAATTTGGTTTCCATTGAGGCAACTTTTAGCGGGATACCTTATACAAGGTTTCAGGGACAAATTACCGACGTCACCGTAGACGAGTATTTCATCACGTTTCTAGCGGCCGACGATCTCTATTCCGCTTTAGGCCGTTTTAAGATAACCAAAACGGGAGACGTGGATCTCACAGGCGGACGAATTCAGGAAACCCTACAGTACGCACTACCGGCCGCCGGCTTTCCGGTTCCGCCGTATGACGTAGACGCCGGGACCGTTTATCTTTACGCCGCGGACGCGACAACTCAAAACGCTTTAGCGTATTTACAAGAGGTCACCAACTCGGAACCCTCCGGAGTTTTCTTTCGCGACATTCTCACCGGAGACCTACGTTTCACCGATAGTGAGGCGCGGCGTCAGCAGATTTCCCTCGACCCTTATCAGAGTTATAGCGATACGGAAGTCTTAGACGTCTGGTCAATAAGAAAAACTAGCCAAGAAAAAATTAACCGCGCTCTGATCTCTAACGACATAAACACGGTTACCTATGAGGACGCCGCCGATGTCACCGATAACGGAATTTACGAGTATTCGTTTACTTCCCTAATTAGCACAAGCGCGGACATGCTCACACTCGCCCGTCGAATAGTCGTAAACCGAGCCCGACCCGAATTCACTTTTAGCGCAATCCAAATAGAACTCTCCACAATGACCGCCGCCCGCCAAGAGGCCATTATCTCCACGCTCAGAAACGGGCAACTAACCCAACTCCCAACATTCGGAGCGTTTAACGTAGACGCGTTAGATTTCTTTGTTGAGGGATACTCCGAGCGTATAGGTCAAGAATTTTGGAGTATTACGTTAAACCTCTCGGACGCGAGACTTACCCGACCGTCTCAGCGTTGGTCCGACATTGTGAGCGGCGTACTCTGGAACTCCGCCGCTATAGCGTCATACACTTGGGACGACCTATTAAGGGAGTATATTTAACTTATGGCATCTACACCGAACTACGCATGGCCTACACCGGACAACACCGACCCGGTAGCCGACGGCGCGCTTGATATGAGAACGCTTGGAAACGCGATTGACTCAACAGTCAAAAGTCTTAACACGGCGACACTCGCCTCTATCGCGACGACAAATACGACAGTCGCCGCTATCGGCGCTTGGACCGCGTTCACCCCGACGATAACCGCACAAACCGGGACGATCACCTCTTTCACTACTCGCTTGGCTAGATACTCAAAAATAGGTAAAACGGTTCACGTGATATTTGAGTTTATTATCGGAGTAAACGGCACCGGCTCGGTTTATCTAATTATGGCTAAACCGATAACCGGAGTTACTCCTATAAACAGTTCTACCGGCGTAATTGGATATGGCGGCGAAGTATCAATAAGTGGATCCGCCATAACAATTCGTGAGGCGTCCTCTACGACCGTTTTAATGCTCGGCGTTTCAGGTGCTCCCGGCTATGTCGGACAAAATAACGCTCGAGTTACCGGCTTTTTCACTTACGAGGTCCCATGATGAACCTAAACCTAATTCTCACAGAAACCGACGACGTGGAGATCTTGACCGCTCGTATGCGATTAGAACGCGACCGATTACTCGCCGCGTCCGATTGGGCTATGACTCCAGACTCCCCAACCAATAAAAACGAATGGGCAACCTACCGCCAAGCCTTGAGAGATTTCCCCGCGACTTGGACACCCGGACCCGAGGCCGATTTCCCGGAGGCGCCGTGAAACTCTTAGCCCTAGTCGCCGCTCTGACGATCGCCCTAATCTTTTTCGTTTCCGGTTGCGCGGACCGTACTCGGCACACTTGCGAAACCGATCCGTCCGGCCGCCGTTGCGACACTTCTAACGGAGCGACGACCCCGTGAAAAAACTCTCTAACTCTGAGATAAAAGCCCGGCTCATTTTCGTAGTCGGGATTACCCTCTCGTTCGTTTTCGGCGTTTCTATGCTCGGGATCTTGTACGGCGTGCTTTTCGTCGTCCAACCGCTCGAGCCAAGCCCCAC